ATCAATGAGAGTAACTAATTCTTCGGAGACTACGCCTTCATCTTCTCGCTTCAGGATGCCGTCAATGACCCGACCCATAGCGTTCTTCATCACCGTTGGCATACGGGATTGCTTGAGTTCTATTCCCTTAACATAACGCTTAGGTTCGTGGTGTTCGCCATCAGTCCATGAGACAAGTCCGGTGTATCTGTTCTTACCCATGAGAAGGAATGACTTAGACCACTTCTCAAACTGCACTATGATAGGGAACATTTGAGCGTTTATTTCCTTTACCGAATCCTCACCGACGATTGGGCTATCTACCCGACACATGACCGAATCGGTGTGGCCGTAAACTACTTCGTGGCCCATTTCTTCGGCAATGTCCTTCAATCTCATTAGTGTTGTTCTTGAGGTAAATGTGATAGCCGCCGCTATTTCAGGGTGGTAAAGACCATACTTAGAATCACCCGCCACACCATACATCGAGGCAACAAGAGACTTAGTGGCGTATTGTAGAGCATCGTATCGAGTAACTTCTTCATCATTTATAGCATCCCACATTGATGCCTTGTATTCATCTCGTAGCGTAGTCATCCTATCCATCTGTCGAACAAGCAAACCTTTCTTATCTTGATTAAACGATGTTCCGTTGCCACAATCTTTACCTTTCTCATCGAGCATATCCCAAGAGATGTTGTGAAGTGCGGCGTTGCTATGATACATTGCTTTTACATCAAAAATACCTATGTTCTCATAGAATCCGGTTTCACCATCCATGACAATTCCACCGTCATAATCTACCTTGTCAAACATTGGTTTGGAGGGGAGTTGTCGGTCGAGTTCAGGGTCGGACAAAGCGAGGCATGTGAACACTTTGGTAATGTGTGGAGTGGATTGAATTTCGCATTGGGCGATATGTTGAACAGCAACAAAATACTCAAGAGCATTTACGGTTCTGTTTAACCGAGGTAGAAGGCGCACATCCTGTCGGTTGTAATCGAGATACTTTACGGGGTCGGAGTAGTATGTGTCGTGGCCGTCGGGTAACTCTACTTTCTTTTCCCCTAATACTTCCCAAGCCACATCGTCTAATTTGTAGCCGGATAATTTGCCATTCTTCAATTCATACAATTTAGGGAATGCGAGCATCAAGTCAATGATGTTTCGACCAACGATAGGTTGTTGCCAATCGCCAAAGTCATACCTTAACTTGTTGATAGGAGACATGAGAGAAGCGCGCACATTCACCTTACCGCACCGCTTTACGATTTGGCTAATATCCGCACCGTTCACATACCAACCGGTGATGATGTCGGGGTCTTGCTTTCGCATGAACCCAATGAAGTGATTTAGTAGTTCGGCCTCCGTATCAAAGACGATTATGGGTGTATCGTAGTGGTATTCTTTACCTGATTCATCCTTCAACATACTGTATTTTCCCTTAGAGATGCCGTTTGGCATAACAACCCAAGAATAAAGATTAGCGGTAAAAGTATCATAGACCGAGAGCATAGTTATCTCACCGGTTCCTGTTTTCCATTCACCATCGAGATACCATACCCTATGGTCGTAAGCCTCGAAAGGTTCCAAACCGTCTCGCACACGCTTAGTCAATACCTGATTAGTGAAGGGAACATTACCCTCCCATGTTTCACCGGTCTTTGCGAGTTGCCGTATATCCCATTGAGAGAAACACGAAACTTTGGATAACTCTTCACCGAACATACCGGTGTAGCCATGTTGCACATCACCTTCGGAAAACCAAGAAGCGTCTTCTGTGCGTAGATAACAATAAGGCAAATACTCTTTGATTCGCTTTTCCTTTCTTTTGCCGTGAATATCCCTGTATCTAACAAGAACATCGTTGCGACCGACTGCCTCCACATTCATAATTAACAATTAGTGGGGGGGTATATAAGGGTAGTCATTCGGTTGTTTTGATAAAATATGCGTTGCAGTCGCACGATTCCGATTTACAATGCAACATTGAAACAACACCTTCACCGGCCATGCCGATGTCGATAGGTTCAAAGTCGTTATCCCAAATCATTGTTTCGTTACAGAACCAACAATTTACCATCAAAGACCCTTCCGACGACCACGACTTCTGGTAGGGATGTCTAACTTTTTGAGCCATCCGTGAATACTCATAGGGGTCAAACCGAATTGACTTGCTATTGATTGAATTGTTCGTGCCTTGACGGTGTATTCTTCGTTCAACCATTGAGCATCGCGATACATTGGTTTGTCAGGTATGACATTGTATGACACATTTATCACTACTTGTTCGCCACTCGGCATAGTGTGATAAACCAATTTTTCTTTGTTCATTTCTTCAAGCGTTACGGGGATATTATGTCTTGCCCCGTCGAGGTTTACAGTTACCATGAATAATACCACTAATGGCGGCGTATATAAGAGTTATCTATGAACCCTATAAACCCAATTAAAGTATTCTTCTTTCTTTGTCGGCCACTCGCCAAATTCCACATTGGTATCTTTTACCGTTAATCCAAGGTCGGTGTGATGTAGACTTAGTTATCATTGTTCTACCACACCCACTACACCTGCGGAGACATTTACGGGCGTTGCCGGTAGACATTACAACCACTGAACATTCTTCTTGTCAAGTCCTTGTTGCGCTTTGAAGTCGGCAATCCGCTTCTCGGCAATCTCGATATACTTTTCGCTTAATTCTGTAAGGATAGCGTTGCGACCATGCTTGATAGCGGCAATGGCAGTAGTGCCTGAACCACCGAAGGGGTCAAACACCGTTCCTCCGACCGGACTACCGGCGAGGATGCAGGGTTCAATCAGTTCGATAGGGAATACGGCGAAGTGTGCTTCGGGGAATGGTTTCGGGCCGACCCACCAAACACTACGCTTGTTTCTTTTAGCGTAATTCTTAGTTCTCGCTTCGGCAATCCCCTTCGCCTTACTGATTCTGGATGCGTCTTTGTCCTTAGCCCATTCTTCGTTGTCGGCATAGGTAAACGCCGACTTTCTCTTGTCGGCTTTTTTTACCGTATTTTCTTTGATAGCCTCGTTGTCGAAGTAATACTTGTGAGACTTAGTGAGAAGGAACATATATTCATGGTTCTTGGTGCAACGGTCTTTGACCGATTCAGGCATACAATTGGGCTTGGCCCATATGATGTCTTGTCGTAGCCACCAACCGGCTTCTTGTAGTGCAAATGCGACCCTCCAAGGAACGCCGACCAAATCCTTGTCCTTGAGAACGGGATGAGACTTTACATCGGGCCTGTTGCCCTCTTGTAGTGAGCCAAATTTCTCATGTTTTCCGCCACCGGCAATAGTGTTATTCTTAGTAGAGTATCTACTTTTTCCACTCGCGTATGAATCACCGAGATTCAACCATAGTGTGCCTTCGGGTTTGAGAATTCGGTGAACATGAGAGAATACTTCTACCATATTTTTAACATACTGTTCTATGGTCGGCTCAAGTCCGAGTTGTCCGAACCAAGCATCACAGTGTTTACAGTTAGCCTGTTCTTGAGGTTCCCAATATGCGGATTTCAATTGTAGTGAATTGTTATTATTACGGGTATTTTCACTCGGTCGCTCGTAACCCTCCCAATCACATTCGCATTCAGGGTCGCCCCCCCAAACCTTACCGCCGCCTCCGTAGTCACGAAGACCCCAATAAGGCGGAGAGGTAATGCAGGTATCTACGCAGTTATCCGGTAGACTCTTCATCATTTCTATGCAGTCGCCGTTTAGAATATCAATTTCCATCTACACCCCACCAATAATGAAACGGTTTTCGTGGAGTTCTACCAATAAGACCCAAGCGACTCAACATAGCCAAGACGCTCGCGCATGTTCTTGGCGACATAGTGCAGTTCTTTTGAGTATATTTACGAGAACGGTTCGCTACCTCCGCCGGAGACAAAGGCTCTCCTGAAGAATCGTATTTTAGAACAGCCAAACATGCTACTTTCAAATACAATTTTCTACTTGAGACATGACCGTGTAGTGCCTCTACCAATTCAAAGGATTGATTTTGGGTCAGCGACTTCATCATAGTGCCGTTGCGTAGACCGTTTGCTAAATGGCGGGAGGATGTGCGCGAGGCGAAAACCGAGTTCCCCGCAGAATCCATTTGTGGAGGATTGTTAAGCACCTTTTCATCATCTTTCGACAACCGAATCCCCTCCCATGTTAGCATCATTCAAGAATACCGGACTGAAAAGCCCAACAGCCGTTGTGAAAACCAATAGCCATACGCATTCCTTGTCCGTGTTCTGTAAAGTCAAATATGTGGATGTTGCAGGGGCCTGAAAATTGCTTGAACAATTCATCAAGTCCACCGTCGAAAGACCATTCCCAAGCCTTCGGTTCAACCGGTGAAAGACCTTCAACCTGTATTGCGGTCAAGGTTTCTCCGCCGATAGATGGGTCGCCAACAAGAACGCTAAGTCCTTTGTCTTCACCCGAAAAAGTATAACGGTTAAACTTCTGTCCGTTCATGTTATCGCATCGTAGTGCTTCAAACATTTCAGTAGAATTAACAGTGTAACAAGCGATTGACTGTATCTCGTTACCGTCGGCAGTAGTGTAGACTCCACCCATAGCGTTGATACGCCCTGCGAGGTCATTACTGCGGCTTGTATGGTCGCTAATTGTATCTTGGCTATGTGAGAACGCCAAAGCATCAGGAGAAGCGTCGAGGGTTGTTTGTTTAGAACCACTTTTGAATACCAATTTATTTTTACCGGCATTGTAAGCAAGTTCTACATTAGCACCGTGAAGGGCCAAGATACCAAGCACTCGGTCAATGTCAGGAATAGGGAATGTTCCGTTCCAATCGTAACCGTTAGCATCACATTGAACATGCGTAAGTCCGGTCAAGTCCTTAGTGAGAGAAGTGATAGAAGCAATGTTAGCCTCTACCTTCAACAAACAAGACTCCACCTGCGACTGCGCTTTACCTGCGACCGTTTGCTTTCGCTTGGTCGTGATGAGCATGTGTTTCAGGGAATTGTTACTGATGTTCATTGTTTAGCCCCCTTCTTGTTGAAGACGGATGGCACATGATATGTGAATCGAGTTGCCGGTGCTTCGTATTCCTGTTGGATTTCTTCGACGGCTTGTTTCAACAAATTGACATCGTTCAACGGGAGGTTGTCGATTTCAAGCGATTCTACACGCTTCATCATTCTCTCCATCCTCTCGTTGATTAGGTCAAGTCGAGTTCCTATCAATTCGATATTCGACACAAGCAAAGAAGTAAGTTCGTCATCTTTATTCGACATTATTCATCACCCCATGTAAGCATAGGTAGTCCATCCCACTTTACTTTACCCTTAATAACTGAAAGGATAGTGTGTGTTTCTCCGACCATTTGCATGTGCTTACCTTTGATTTCTTCAAGGGTCGCCTTGACAACCCAATCGTCAGTGTTCTTGAGCGTTGGGTCGGCCTTGACACCAACGGCGGAGTCGGCCTTCTTCATGTATCGAGCAAGGAATATCTGTTGAGAGAACAAACGCATAGTGCCTTTGTCCCAATCAGGTTTGTCGCCAATCTTCATTAGCACTTTACCACCGGAACCATTGTCTACATAATTTGAGACATCCTTTAGGTGAAAAGTAAAGAACACCGAAGGCACAGCGAGTCCATGAAGTCGAGTCATGGTTTGGCGGAACAGTTGATTTCGGGTTCGCCATTCCTTCTGGTTGAAAGCATCACCTTCTTCTTTGATTGTTCCTTTGCGTAGTAGAACAGCAGTCATAGCGTGTTCACACCACTTGAGATAAGTTGAACCACCGTCAAATACTATTCCGGTAATGTTTTCACCTTCTTTGATTTTCTCGGCAATAATGTTCGTATACATATTCATTTTGTCAGTGAGGGCCGCATAATCAACGGTCGAATCCTCATTGAAAATTGAGTCGTCTCGCTCATCCAAAAGAGGTAGAACGATGATGTCCTTGTCTTTCGGGTATGCTTCATCAATGGTGGCCTTAGCGGAGTTGTCTACATCAATGACATAGATTTTACCCTTTGCGTTTACTTGGCGAGACAGACTGATAGCGAGTCCGGTCTTGGCACAGTTTTCTTTGGCAACCAAAGCACAGCGAACAGGAACGGATTGGGCCGTATTGTTCTCAAACATATTTCGGTAGTATTCTTTGCCGAACCCCACCTTTTCAGGGGTCGGTGCGCTCGTCTTTTTGTTGGTGTTCCACGACATATTATTCTCTCCTATTTGATTCTATATAAGGGTAGTTATTCCCCAACGATAACCATTGTATCGGTGTTAAGTATTAGGGAAACAATAGACACAGCCGCCTTTAGGCTGTTGATGACGACCTGCTTTGGGTCGAGGATTTCTTTTGTTGAATCCTCCAATGTCAAAGCGTCAAGGAATCTGTAAGTCAAGTGGTCTTTAATGACAGGTTCAAACCCTGCGTTGGTTAGGATTTGTCGGTAAGGGGCAGTAAGCACACCCACCCACATATTGTAGTTGTTTACACCTCTACCTTCATTGGTGTGGTAAATTTCACGCAACACCTGAACAAGACACCAACCGCCACCGGCTACAACACCACCCTTGAGGGCGAGGCGAGTAGCGTTCACGGCATCGTCAATACGCTCACGCGTTTCACGGATTTCTAATTCGGTTACACCGCCGACATGGATTGTAGCGGCTGTTCCGCTAAGGCGGCTCATTCTTGTAAGTATCTTTTCCTTGTCGAAGGAATGCTCGGCATTGTCGCCTTGTAGACCCAAACCACCGAAGTGTTCGGCCATAGAGATTCTGTATTCTTGAGTCTTACTTTCTTGAGAGAGAATCAAATGCGTAGTCTTTTCTTTTACGATAATTCTATCACAAGTTCCGAAGTGTCCTGAACCTGCCTTAGCATTTTGAATACCCAATGGGTCATCTTCACCGAACCCGATAAAGAGAGTTCCCGAACCGGAGAACACTTGGGTATCTTTGAACCAAGCCGCACTATCGTAACCACCTTTCGGCATTCGGATAGCACAAGCATTTACTATTCCCCCTAATGTATTAGCAATTAGATTCGACAACGCAATTCCTTTAATGTCGTTCACCATGAAAACAATTGGTCTACTGTTTTCGATAGCCACTTCAAGAGCAGGTGTCAATTTGTCGAAGTCTTCAATCACTTCGTCAGCGAGGATGATAAGAGGGTCGTCAAACACACATTCTTTCTTCGGTGTGTTTGCGAACATAGGAGAGGCGAAACCGGCAGGTATATTGAACCCTGATTCTCTACTCCATGAGGAACAGTCTTCACTACCGACTTTCAAATTCACCATACAATCTACACCGGTATTGATGAACATATCGCTAATCAATTCACCTAAGTATTCATCGTTGTTGGCCGCTATGGTAGCGACCGCTTGTATGCGAGATTCGTCGTCTTCGTTGTCAATGTCGAGTTCCTCCGAAGAGTTCTCTATGTGGTGAAGGATAACATCTAAGTCGGCCTGTATTCCTTTTATGTCTAAACTATCATAATGTGTCTTGGAGTAATCAACCATAGCGCGAGCGAGAACGGTAGCGGTCGTAGTGCCGTCGCCGGATGCTTGTTGCGCTTCGTTACTGATTTGGCGGAAAAGAGATATTGCCGTTTGGGTTGCGGGGTCATCGGAACGCACAGCATTCACGATAGAAACACCGTCGTTGAGTATTCTCGGAGGGCGAGTGCCGTCTCCTGAAACAACAACAGTCTTAGCGCATGGGCCAAGAGTGCCACTGATAGCGTCGGAGATAGCATCTACCGCCGCATACATAGCATCTTTAGTTCCTTCTTTGATAACATTTGACATTTACTTTTCCCCCTGAAGTTATGTTTGTTTCAATCCCAACCGTCGCCGTCTACTGTTTCAGTGTCGGCCATAGGTGCGATTCGATTGACACACCACCATGAGTTCACCATGAATCGAAGTTCTTCTTCACGGGTAATCCAAGGAGAGCCAACGATGAGTAGTTCCGAACCAACTCCGAAGTCCACTTCACCTTCTTGGTCGGCAGGGACATAGAGAGAGACTACTTCGGCCTCGCTCATAATGTCAGTGTCGCCAAGAGAAACGATGAAGCCACCGTTTTCGCGTGGGTCAATGTGAACGACTTCGACAATAGTTCCGAAGAGAGTGTTCCACTTTGCCTTTTGGTCGAGTTCGGCGTATGCTTTACCACACGATTCGATAGAAGGTTTCAGGTTGTTACCGAGCCAATCAGCGACAAGTCCGACCGGAGAGCCGTCGTCGTCAAGCATGAGAGGCGGGGCGGAGAAAATATCCATCACCGAGTCATCGGCAGTAAAGGCAGTAGCCTTAGAGCCGTAACAAAGACCTGCTTTAGCCGCAGGTTTCAAACCGATGGTTCCGCAAACAAATGTCGGGAATTGGATTTTAGCCTGTTCACCGGAGAGGCGAACTTCAATCATTTCAGGGTCATCGTTTGTTCCTTGCTTTCGACCCAAGAACAAGCATGTTCGGTCGAGTTCTTCAAGCGGTCTGTTTGAGCCGTATTTGAAGTTGGCATTACCATTAGCAAAGGTCATGTTATTTTTATCCCAAATCAAAGAGAAGGATGTGTTTGCATCCAAGTCCATTTGTCGAGGTGGGAGAGAAGTAATGTCGGCGGAGGTTGAGCCTTCTTCAAAAGTTTGTTTTGCCATTAAAGAAGGGTTGGAGTGTCGAGTGTAAGTGCCGTCGTGGTTGTTCTCGTAAAGAACAATAGCACCTTGTTCAACAAGGGCCAAACGACCTGATTCATCCATAGTTGCGAGAGTGTTCTTCATCTTGTTGTAAGCCATCTTCGCCCAATCCTTTTCACGGGGAACGGATGCGAACATACCCTCAAAGAGAGTAGCACCACTACGGGTCAGTTTTGCCTTTTCGCTTGAGATTTGTCGGGCCGCTACTCGTAGAGCCAAAACCTTTCGCTGTTCTTCATTCTTACCGGCGGCTTCCCAACCTGCACCTTCTTGTGCCAAAAGCAAATCGGCCTTTGCCGATAATGCTTCTACGGTTGTTTTAATCTGTCCGGCCACTTTTTCTATCATCTGTTCGTATGCTACCATTTGGTTCACTTCCTGTATCTATTCGTTTTCATTGGGGGGTATTAAAAGGTTGTTATTGGCTCCCTCCGACCAACATTCTAATGAAGTTATGGCGCACTATTTCAGCGTCTACTCCGTTGAGTATATCTCTCTCGGCCACTACTGCGGCTTCGATAACCTGCATTTTAGACTCCGCATTAGCACCGCTATTGACGGCGTATCGGAAAGTCTCACGCACTTGTTCGCGGACTTCTCCGACGAACATTTTCAATGCCTCATCGAATCCGTTCTCAAGGAAACATAGGCGTAAAAGTAATTTGTAATTCAATTCTGGTGTGATTAAAGAATCCAAGAATTTCTCTTGGTCGGGAACAATCATGTGAACATACGCTTGAGTTGCACCGATAGCATTTCTCAAATCACCGGCATGTGCTTTTGCGATAATATCAAGTGTCTCCAAGCCTCCGCTTAGGTGGCTACGCATTCCCTCCATCGTAACAATCGCTCGCAGTCTACCGACCATTGCATCATGCGGAATCGGTTTGAAGGTTCGGACTTGGCATCGAGATTGAAGCCACCGTGAAACCTTTGTCAAGTTGTTGCATGTCAGGATGAAAATACCGTTGGCGTTTTCTATCACACCTTTCAGTGCCGACTGCGCCGCATCAGTAAGTTGGTCGGCTTCATCCAAAAAGAATATCCGTTCCTTGATACCACTTCTTGTTAAGGGAATAATAACTTCTTCGATGAAGTCAATACCTCGCTCTTTCTTAGAAGACGCATTGAACATGATGAGTTGCCAACGCATTTCGGTTGCCATAGCATTCGCAACAGAAGTCTTTCCTGTTCCGGCTTCGGGAGAATGAAATATGTAATGTTGCATAGGTGCTTTACCACTTACTATTGCCTTTAATTCATTAACGATTTCATCCTGTCCGACGACATCTTGTAGAGTCCTCGGTCGGTGTTTAGTAGCCCAAACGCTCATTGCCCCACCTCACTTAAAAGAAAACACATACCTCTCTCAATACAAAAGATACATTCAAAGGAGTATGCAACTCCGATAGTATCACAATGCCAAGCACCACAAGCACACTTCATAGCGAACCATCCTTTTTCATGGCTTGAGTAAGTCGCTCGTAGATAACGGCTGTGTTGCATGAATCGCAACATCGGCCCTGAGCCAAAGGTTGAGCATTATGCCCGTATTTTCCGGCATCCTTACCGCAAAGACAACAAGTTAATTTTACGGTCATTCTTCCTCACCTGTTATTTCCTTAATGATATGTTCAGTGTAGCATGTCTTACAGTGTTTCTTACCTTCAAATTGAGGGGAATGAATCAACGGTTTCAAACATTTGAAGTTCATTGGTAAGCCTCCTGATTAAGATGATATTGTCGCTGTTGTTCTTTGTAGAACTCCTGTTCGCATGGGGCGCATAGCCCGTTATCGCTGTTGATGTGAACAATAGAATCGTCGCATGTATGACATACAGCCCAACCCTGCTTTCGCAACAAACGCTTAACAAGCCACTTAGCAATCAAACGCCCACCTCGTCAATGACTGCGGAGAGTTCTTCGGCTTGTTTTTCCTTTGCGGCATGTCGCTCAACCAAAGACTCAACAAGTGCTTGGCGAGTGTTGTCGGAGTAACACCAAAACGACACAAGGTTATCCCTGAACATAGTCCATTGGGCCATGCGGTATGTTTCGCCGCACCGGTCGTCGCCATAGAAGTGCTTGATGAAGTCCGAGTAATTTACTCTACTCTTAATTCTTCGTAGACCCTTGAACAATTCGTTTGCGTTCATCCGTTCATCACCTCGTTTGCATATTCCTCTAACAATTCTTTGATGAAAGCAATGTCTTCATCAAAGTTGAGGTAAGGGGCATACGCTTCATTGTAGCGAGCAAGTGTTCTCCTAATAGTAATAAGGTGAGAGTAATTGTAATTATCCTCGTCGGTATCGCGGTCAGCGACACTTTGCACTTGGTCTAATTGTAGACCACGAAGGGCTTCGACAAGAGGTAGTAAATCGTGAAGAGTAATCATTCAACCACCGCCAAAACACCTGTTCGCATCCATTCATCCTGAATGATACCACGAAGGGCTTCAATGACACCATCACGGTTCACGATAACGACATCATCTAAGGTTTCATCACATTCGGCCAATAAGCCGATGATGTTTGTTAATGCACTTACCATCTCGTCGCTCATCCAATCACCTGTGCGTTGTCTGCAATGTCATCCATGTAATAGTCCTTGATATGTTGAGCGATAATATCCCGAAGGGTCGCATCCATCAATTCGTCTGTTTCTACTTCAATATCCAATTCTAAATCTATTCTTATTTTCACTGTTACCATTTTTCATTCCTCCAAAAAGTCTGCCAAAACAAGTCGCTTCGGTCTTGAACCTGCGGGAACAGACTTAGCGATAATAGTGTTGGTTTTGTCTTCACTATTTGCTGTTGTTTGGCGAGGTATATAAGCGTTGGCTTTGGGGGTCGGTGTGCGACCCTCAACGATGATTCGGAAAGCCGAATGATATTCGGTCGGTGATTTGCGACCGTTGAAGTGCGGCCACATGACATGCCATGAGAGGTGAACCTTACCACCTTCGATATTGCGGTTGCTCTCGGCAACGATGAGATAACCACCGTTGTTTTGATTAAGTTGCGGGTGAACTTCTTTTACGACAAAACCTCCGGTTCCTGAAGGTATCATTTTGGCACGACCGTTCATTTTCGGCTTGATGTCATTAACGCGAACCGTTTGTCCGACTTTGTATGGGCTTCTCTTGAACATTCAAACCCCTCCATTGAAACAAAATCCGCATTGTCCGTCAGTCCTATACCAAACCATCTGTGCGTCGTTACAAGAACACCGAGAAAAGAAACGGTGAAAGTCTCGCTCTATGTCGTAGAGTTCCCAATACCCACCGGTTTCGATAGTGTCTTGCCATTTCCAAATACCTGAAACAGTCTTCTTGAGCATAGCGGGGCATGAAAAATACCCGTTGCCGTCATCCACAAGACCCTCGCGTTCTGTATTCTCAACCCAAACCGTTGTTTCGTTTGGGTAGTAAGCGACCCTTAGAGCCTCATACCGCCAATCATCGTAGTTAGATTGTAATGCGTTTACCGCTTCTTCGTCGTCAATATCTACCCCCATGTAATCGGCGTAGTCCTTTAAGCATTTTATATTTACCATTTTTCATTCCTCCTTTTGTTTGTAATCCTTGTGTTTGTCAGGTAGACGATGAGTGCGTCGAGACATCAAGTTGCGAATTAACTTGGCAACATTCTTAGCACCGGTCTTGAATCGCTTAGCGGTAACTGCATCAGTTACCATAGCGTCTTGAACATCGGCAATGTCAATGTTGCTAATGACTTCGTTCAATATCTCGTATTCTACATGCGGTATGCTTTCGGCTCTCATTCGGTTCCCCTTACATATATACATACATCTCATACTATATAAACCTGCCTATACGACTAATAGACGACTAATACGACTATGGGTTCGGGGTGCGTAAACAAGAAATACACTCATTCTCATTTTCAGGAAAGATTCTTGTTCGGGAACAGGACTTGCACTTTGCGGCTTTCTCCCTTTCTTTAGGGGTCATAGTAGACGGCTCTCGGATGTATTCTATCTCCGAGACTTTGAGAACTATTTCACGGTCAATATCATACAGTAAGTGTTTTGCTTTTACCCCAATTATATTTTGCACCGTCTTCTTTCCGACACTAATTACTGAATTAGATTTACACAACAAAGCGGAAAGACTGTGTGGGCTTGGCACACGACCAACGCCCTTTCGCTTTGCTAATTCAACGGCCACCTCTTCTTTTGTTAGCGGGCCTTCATCCCAGAGTATCTCAAGTATGGCGCGTCGGACTCGGCGGTTCGTAGCACTCATTGTATAATTGTTTCTTTGGTCGCTTAATAAAGTTGCCGTTAAAGTTAAAAGTCATCGTTGAAAGTCAAGAAGTCGGAGTTGTCTACCCAATCAAAGAAATGTTCCTGAAACTCGTAAGCCTTTTCTTCTTGGGCTTCGTCTTGATTTACAGTAAAATTGTGTGTCGCACCGCCTCGCGCCGGTTGGCCTTGTAAGTGATAAGGGATTGTGGGGTAAGCCGCCCGAAAAAGCATCCTTTTCTTTTTGGCCTCTTCGATTTTGTTACCAACATAACCAATTAGAATTAAGGTAAAAACACCAAAAGAAAATTCAAAACCATTCATGGGTTTTCTCCCTCCGTTTTTTCATGGTGGTTGGTGCTTTGTCCGGTGTCTGTGTTCGGATTTGATTTCTCACCTTTGGTTCGATGTCAATAATTTTACGCCAATACTTATCGGACTGCCTAAATTGTGGAGGTGCTTCATCATCCTTCTTTGACTTCTTCGGCCAAGCCACTGATTTGTTCGACGGTTTGATTCCGTAGACCAAAACCGCTTCGGCATATTCAGTCGGTAGCGTGAATGAGACATCGGCAAGCATACGCCACAACCTGATGTCTTTGTTGTTTTGTCTTACAAACGCCAATGCTAAAGGGACAGGCGTTCCCACGAACAAATTGTGAACTCTTCGACGGTCGCCCCACCTAAACAGGGCATCAATACCCTTCTTGTATGGGTTTTTAGATTCAGCGAGGCTCTTGTCAATGATGATAGCCTCCTTAGTTTGCTTACTAAGTCTCGGTAATTTCTTGATGACAAATACCAAACGATACGGGACAAGCCCAATCCAATGAGTGATTTCTTTTTCGGTTATTTTACTTTGGTGAACAAGGTATGTAGTATCGGGTGCGGTCGGAGGATGTTTCAAACCTCGCGATTCAATCACTCTACCCAAACGGTAAGCCGAATCATCGGCAGTAAGTATTACTATTCCCATAATACTCACCGATACTCCGCATACCAAGGGTCTTTCTCATAGATGTAATCCTGAAACCTTTTCATTTGTGCATAAGTGATACCCCAATTGCGAGCCACTTCGGAGGATGCGATACGATAACCTTTGATAGACCACACCAAGCCGGTGTCTTGGATTTGGCAGTCGAGCATGTCATCTTTCATGGCTTCAATCAATCGAGGAAACTCTACCCGTTGAATGCGCCGAGCGTAGAGCGAGTTGCGTGGTTTATTTCTCCATGTTTTTGCCATAATCACACATCCGTATATTCAATAACATTTGTCGGGGGTTTGAGAGAAGCGATTCTAAATTCTATGTCATCCAAAAGATGCGGTGAATCGCGTAGACTGTTCACCAGAATACCCATAACCCCATCCATTTGTTTTTGCGCTAAAAGTAATTGCGAGTCCACGCCAATTTCCTTTTTGAGTTGTCCGACAAGTCGAAGAGAGGTGTTTGCTTGAGCAACCAATTTAGAAGCGTCGGCAACCCACTCCGAAGTTATACCTCCGGTTGAGTCTTTGATAGCCTCCAATTCATCGAGCCACCCCAAAAGACGGGAGACAATATCCTGTGCGCTGTCGAGCGTGTCTATGCTCTCCCCTCGCATTCTTTCCATGTGTCTCGCTTCTTCGGGGTCGTAGTCTACATGCTCATCCATGTGAGTCATCACTGTGCCAACCGGCCAAGAATACTTTTCCTCTAAATATAATGTGGTTACATCACCTGAATGAACACCGACTTCTAATTCCTTTCTTGTTCCGATTCCACACATGGGGCAGTCGGGATTGTTGAGAACCCAACGAAGGGTTTCAATCGTCAATGCGTTATGCTCGGATGCGAGCCGTTGTTCAATCTCATTCTTTGTTCTCATTAAAACCACTCCACCTTTTTCTTTTCTATCTCCGGCAACGATTCACTGTCGCCCATTCTACTACCGACATAATTTTCACCACTATTGTTATGTTCCAAGTGAGCGAAGATAATGTCTTCTTGAAGTATGTTCCAACCAAAGTAAGAGTTGTTGAAAGAAGAAGTATCACCGTTAAAAGAAACCTTCTTGTCTACGATTAACAATTGTAACTTCTTACCTTCATTCTGTTTCTTGTGAAAGTATTCTCCGACAACCTGATAATTTAGAATCGGCAACCCCATCAACATGAGGAACGGCTTTCCCAAATTGAACAATCGTTCAAACACTTTTAGTTTTAGGGTAAAAGGAGGGTTCGATATAATCATGTCGTAGTGTTGTTCCGGCTCATAATGAAAGAAGTCTTTCCCCTCCCAAATGTGGCTGTGGATAACATCGTAACCTTTCTCCCTCAACCCAATAACGAACTCGCTATTCTCGGTATCGAAAGGACACCAAACGATTTTGCGTGTGGCGGGGACGGTGGAGGTGGTGAAGGGGTGGGGGAGGTGCGGCATGATAGCATCCACTAAGATTTTAGGGGTATAGTATTCATCTTTGACATTCCAAGACTTGTTCTGTAACCAAGTGTGATTATCAGTCATTGTTTGCACCCCACTTCTGTTTGACCTGTTCAGGGTCAGTCAATGGCCCGATGCGACACATCACACCACGACGGCCCCGACCCTTACTCTTCGGCACATATTCCGAATACCACATTTGCCCTTCAAGGTTTTCGCCTATCCACCGCTTTGCGGAGGTATAATCACCATTAGTTATTATTCGGCTAATTTCTTTTAGCAGGGTAGACTTGGTAATGTCTTGCATCCAATAAGTGTCTTTGATAAGTCGAACCTCAACATCCATAACAGACCGACGCATGATGAGAGCCGACTCAAGAAGACCGAGTAATTTTTTGTCGAGTTCGATTGTAAGAGGTTTGTTACCAACCCATTCTTTGTTCATCATCGAATACCCGATGGCGAGACGGCGGAAGATGTCGGCTTCGTAAGAACGGATGTCCGGTCGGTTGAGCCAATCACCCAACGATTCGGCAAAGATAACTCCAGAAGGCGGGTCAAACATAGCGTCGAGCATACGGGTGTTAATCCAATTGCGGATAGCGATAGACTCTCCGGCGAGTTCGGCCCGTTGTTCTCTTGTCATGTTGCTTTGCTTGTGTTGTGCGATTTTGTATGCGGCTTCTTTTTCCGGCGACATTTCTATGTCGATGATGAACAGCCTTCGGTCAAGACCTGATTCCATTTCGAGGCGAGCAGGTTGAGTGCCACCCCACATAGTATAACGAGTATTGTAAGTAACCCAACCACTACGCATGGCTTTGTTCACTCTCCCGTTGTCGAGGGATGTGAGCAATTGGTTTTTCATATCTACGCTGTGGTCTTTTTTGTTTGCATCGGTCAAGGATGACGATTCTTCAAAACCCAAGAATCCGCCACACATCTCTCTCGCAAGCGGTCGGCCCATGATGTCGCCTTCTTCATCAACAGACCCGAACATACCGGCTTCTGTAATGGAGTTGGGGCCAAGCATGGTGCGGAACCCTATACCGTCGTTCATGGCACTTGAGGAATACAGAAGACCTGTCCCTTCGGCCAAGAATAGATTTATGAGAATACTTTTACCGGAACCTTTCTCTCCCCGCATGAGGATGTGAAGGCGTGTATCAGCGAGTTGAGACATCGGGGTGTAGATGGGTGCAAAGTTGTGTCGCAACGGGCAGTTGGGTATGTTAAAGTGGGCATTAGTGGCAGGGTCGAAGTCGCACCGTGAACACTTGTTGATAGCGTTAAAAATATGTGCGCCGATTGAACAAATGAAAATAGGTATTTTGTCTTCGACATCGACATAGTAATTGTTTTGAGCAAATTTTACTACTCGGTCAATTATGTTATTCATCTCAAATCATCTCCGCCAAAGTCTTCAAAGGATGAGCCGATTGATTCTAAAGAACCCTGAACCATTTTTACCATTTTCATCGTGCGTTCAGCGTGAGTGTCGTCATAACTAAGTCCGACTGCAATTAAGTATTCCCGTAATAATGCGTAAGCCTCCATGTCAATGAATTGTCCTTCGTCTTGGGCGATAGCGATAACGGATGCGGCTTTACCCATGCCATCCCAAAGGTAAGGCATGGCCCAAGCAGGTAGAGCAAGCATTAGCGGAGACTCCGGTTGGATATTGTTTTTGATGTCATAGACATACAAATCGGAGACTTCATCGGCTTCGGTCATTGTCATAGATGTAACAAATACAATTTGATTACAACCTTGAGCCTCAAGGAATTTCAGGACATCACGCATGGTATCGTAACACTTCGACCAAACATCGGGGTTGGTGTCGGGCATCATTGTCATAGGGAAATGGTGATTGATACTCAAAAGAGCAATACCCCTTTCGATTTGAGTTATATTCCAAGAAGGGGGAACGGGGTTCGGCAAGCGGTTGAAAGGTTCTACACACATATTTGCCGATAGGATTTCAACATGCGGTTTTAGATTACCTGCTAAACCGGTCGCACAAATGTATGGTAAGAATCCGAACTCACCTTGAACATAAATATAACATATTTTTGGGTTAAAAGTAGATTGCCTTTCTCTCCAAATGATGTCGAGAGAATTGAATGATTCCATACCGTAACTCATTGTTCATCACCCTTTGCTAAGTTGTATGCCTCTCGGACACTTGCGGGCATTCTCCCTATGAGACGGCGTGTGTGGGTCTTAGTGAGGAAAGGTTCGATGATTTCATCCATTGATTTGTTTTCCCAAACAGAATGAACATTCACCACCACACCGACCTTTCTCAATTCGCTTACGCTCATTTTACCGTTGTGTGCATTACCTTGTGTGTCTACCCAATGATTGCGACGGAACATTCCTGATTGCCTCATGGTTTGAGACATGGTGGCGACCGAACCAAGACCACTCCATTTCTCATGTCCGTATTCACGATGTAAGATTGAGTGGATGTCGTCGCTACGCATAGGCCCATCGAAAAGTATAGCGCGTATTCTTTCAGTGAGTCTCGCTTTGGTTCGTTGGTTGCCTTTTGCCATACTAAGAGATAGTAAAACATACTATATAACACCATTCTTTCTCTAATTTACGATGTCCCAGAAATAATAAAACGGTAGACTGCGACTCTATACCGTTAATTATTTTATTGTTTCATAGATGTTTAAGAAAAGTAGTTATTAGTATAGTAATAGAATACAGGGTTGAGCCGTTCACCCTCTATGAAACAATAAAAGAATAAATAAAAATACACTACTGCGAGCAATTTATTCTTTTTAGAAACATTTCAAGAATTGAAAGAATTAAACGAAGGAGATGAAACAAACCTTCGATATTCTAAATCATCACGCTCATAATAGCGCATTCCGGCATCAAGTGGGTTATTTTTAGGCCAAATGTAATTCATGGTTGAAATAAAATCTAACTTCTTCATTCTATCCCCGATATTCGACAGCATAGAAATGGTGTCGGAAAGCGGTAAATAATCTAAGCGTTGGGGTCGGAAAGCGGAACCATTTTTTTCTATTACGGAAAAGATAAGGTGTTTTCCATTTACGGTATCAGTCAAAACTACTCTCATTTGTAAATCATTCACGCATGGTATTACTAATGCGGGAATAGTAATTAGTCGTGTTTTAGTATTAAGGGTAAAGGGCATGATGTAAGATTCAGGGTATTCCTTCTCAAGCATGAGAAGTGATGGAGTTGCGTCGAAGTCGGATGATGATGCGCTTGCCGACATGACAAATGTTCCTTCGTTTGGTTTACCTCTTTCGTCTACCCAATCTCCGGTTCGCACATGCAAACGGAGATGAGGCCAAGAGTCGGGGTCGGACAACAGACCGTTGAGCAAATCCTTGCCGATAAAGGGGTCTTTAAGGTCTTCATTGAGCATCTTTCGGGGTAGAGGGTCATTAGGGAACATAGCGTCAAGAAGCGACCATAGAGCGCGCTTACCGTGTAATTTAATCCGACCCGACGGGCCGGACAAATAGATGTATGGTTGGAAGATTCGGTTTCTACCCTTTTTACTATAAGGGAAATAGTTTTCAACAAACAAATCTTCTGTTCTCGTAAAAAGCCACGAACCAATACGCATTCTTCAACAACCTTTGGATTCGAGCCAATTTTCAAAGGCCGTCTCATCCTCAAGAGTATACCCGTAACTTGAATATGTTTGCCCCCCGCAGTCTTTGAAGTGTGTTTGACTTCTTGATACTCCGGCAGTTGCTTTTAGGATTAAACCAATACCGACTGCGTTCTTCAGGTATCGTTGGCTCAACCCACTGTCAATGAGAAGTCCAATCATTTCACTTGCCGAAACAAGACGACCCTCGTTCTGTTTTAGGATTAACACCATGCGGCGTTTGAGAGCAATGTTTCTACGGCGTTTTGGGCCTGTGCTTCGTGGCATTTCAAACACCCCTATCTTTGCTTGCTGTTTTGAATTTCAAAACTGTTCCACACTGAATACAAGACAATTTTAAGATGTGTGGTTTGCCACCCATGAGGTGAACAGTCCAACAGTCATATTCGCAGTTACATTGTAATCTTTTACTTTCTCCTTTTTTCATCATATTATTTTCCTCCTAATTCCTTTCAGGATGTGTGCGATAGCATCAGTGGTGAACCCGTTTCCGAGCATCCTGTATCGTTGCGTGTCGCTCACACCTTGAGTATAATTGTCTTCAAAACCTTGTAGTCTTTCGCACTCAATCGGGGTCAGTCTACGGAGGCTCGTCTTGTTTTGAGGTGTATTGTTGGTAGTAATATAGTTATCGGTATCGGCCCTGTGCATCTTTGCCATCGTCGCCGTAAGTGGTCGAGCGATAGGTAAGTCTGTTTCCATTTTGCCGGACACCCAACCTTTCTTTGCCGGTCGCATGACACAATCACGCATTTTTTCCGAGAGGTGGTATTTGCCTTCAACATCTACCTCCAACAAGTCTTGCATGGTTAAGTCGTGCTTTGCTTTTACCGGAACACTAAATGGTATATTAGTCCAATACAAACGGTTTCTGTTTTGGGGTAAAAATAACTTACTGTTGAGACGGATGGGTTCGACTCCGAGTTCACGCGATATGATTTCTCTATCCTCTTTACGACAAGAGCCAACATTTTCTAACAAAAAATATTTCGGTTTAACTTCCTTAAGAACCCGAACATACTCCCAAAAGAGACTTGACTTCTTACCTTCAAGCCCACGCTGTTCAGTCCACACATTCGATGATGATAGGTCTTGACATGGCGACCCTCCAATGAGAAGGTCAATAGGCCATTCGGAGTTCGCATATTCTTGGAAATGTGTTTTGGTGATGTCTCCTAAACGGTAACGCTCATCTTCAGGATAATTTTTATTGGCTATCTGTAAAGCATACTTGTCAATCTCCGAAGAGTAATATACTTTTACGGGAATACCTGCTTTCTTTAGGGCGACCCTCGCACCGGACATGCCATCGAATAGAGAGAGAGCGGTGATACCGTTGTTTCTTTCGGCTCGCCACTTAGCGTTATTCATCATCCAAGTAGTCATCCCCACACCTCCACATAAACGATAAAGTGGGTAGTTTTCACTTGACCTTGACATTTCGTTGGTATCACGCGAGCCTTGCGACCTTCGTAGCGGTATGCTCTCGCATAATAATTAGCAGTTTCTACACTTGAATACACATCGTCGGCTTTGTATTTTTTGCCGTTGAACAAACGCTCTCGCTTAACCGTCTTGAGTAATCTTATGTTTTTCATAGACCACATCTTATCAAAGACGGGTGAAGGGTGGTTGATAAATCCCTTTGACCCTTTCGGAGAAAAATCATCGGATTTGAAAGCCACCTTTTTTCTTAGGGTCATGCTGTCACCTCCATTGCTTCAACCCACCAATCGGGTGCGGCTACACCTTTTTCCCACTTAGCGATATTACTTTTGTCTCTAATGTAAAATTGTCTGTATGCTTCTACATCAGTGTATTTTACATAATCGAGAAGGTCAAGGTTGAGTCCTTTGGATTGATTGAATGCGCGAGCGATAGGTGTTCGCTTGAGAATAGGTAGATACTCCGACCAAGCAATTTTCATTAGATGGTCGAGTTGTCGTCGGGCGAAGTGTTCGCCGCCGAATCGAGCGTGAAATTGGTCGCATAGACCGTGAGCATGATTGAATAACCATATCCAATTAGGCAGGGATGTAGCAGTCCAGCGCGTAGACGGGTGGTGTTTGTAACCTCCCTTGTGCGGTTGTTCGGTAGACTTCGTTAAGGGCATGTCATCAGGGTTCGCACCGTTGATGAGTAATGCGCTCACAAGCATTTGAACGGATTCTACACACATTTTGCTTGCGTGAGAATCGCATACCATAGTGGCGGCGAGGTGTGGGTCTTCATCGAGATAAAATATGTTCATGTTTAATTCCTCCTGTTGTCGCTTCCGCTTACAAATTAACTACTTCTTTCAAGTATATAAGCGTGCCGGTGCGACTAATTGGCGTCTAATTTTTCCTCCGAACAATCGGTCGGCAATTTTTGCACCTACCCTTTGGTTTGCGACATGACCCACAGACTTGTCCGTGTGTCTCGCAATGTGATGCTCTCAGGATTTGTTTTTTTGTCGCCTCATAATCAATGTAACCGTCGAAGTGTTTGTTCAACACCGACGCGAGGTGTAGACCTTCTCTCGGCATACTTTCGCTGTATCGGTCAAGTAAAACATAGTCTCTTTCGGCATTAGTCCAAGCGAAACCACAAACGACGCATGAATTTGTTCTGTCTCCGTATGTTTCTTTTACCGGAATAACAAACCATTCAGTCTTCGTATGTTTTTCGAGAGCCTTCAGGGTTATTACTTCATTGACTGTATCGGGTTTGGATTTGAGAGCGTCTATGATGTTCTCGCTCAATCTCCAAGGTGAACCGAAACCTGCATACCAAAGCGGATGTTGAAACCCGTCTTTAGTTTTGAGGGTATAGTAAAACACATACTCAATAGGTTGTTTCTTTAACTTCATATGTAACACCTCATTCGATTCGTGGGGCTAAGAAATAAGTCCAAGTCATTCGGCCTTCTTTACCTCTAATAGTAAGTGGGTAATTGTCTTCTTTTACAGTCCAAGAGAGCATTGTCGCATCCTTTCCGACCTTCAATTTTTTAGCGAGGTTCGATAGGTATGTGAGGCTGTATTGAGCCGATGTTTTCTTCTTGAGATTTGTCGGATGACTTCTCTTGTTCAGGGAATTAGAAAAGTCAAACCGTCGGCTACGGACATTAGAGGTTACATTTCCCGTTAAAGTTCTGTCAAGGGTGAAAGTGCATAGGTCGCCCATTTTACTTAGGCGGTCGCATCCCAATTTGAAATCAATTGTTGATGTGTGAACGGTCTTAGTGTGTAACGGGTTTACATCCGGTAGACTCGGCGGATAGAGAGAGTCTTCACGCAATGGCTTCAATTTGGTTTCCCACTTGTCGGCCTTGATGATAATGTCTTTCCCGTCTTTCGACCATTGGATAGAGATGTCTTCACTTTTTTCGGCGGATTCCTTCAGGTCGCGAACCTGTATGCCGAATTTGGTTGTCTTGTGATGGCCGGTGATACGGCCTAAATCAACCTCAATCATGGCGACATGCGACGGGTCTACTGCGCGAAAAGTCATGCCGTCTTTACCCATCTCAATGAGTATGTCTTCAACAACGACATCGGCCATTGCACAGAACCGAAGAATCTCGGAACCTTTCGCTTTGAATACTATATTTTCTTTTGTCATAATAATAACCTCCACTTTGTCAATTTGCGTCGGGCATCCTTAGAGGGAGGCCGTCATTCACTTTTGACTGCGTGTGTGTATAGCCTCATGCTACGATACGGGCCACCACTGAATCCCATGCTTTAGCCTTGAGTCGAGAACCGGTTCCGATGATAGCGGATTCGGCGCGCTTGGCGTTGATTGTTCCGGCGGAGTTGTGAACCCATGCGTGGTCGATGTATTCAGTTACAACATTGAACGCTTGCCATGCACTGTCTCGCATAGCGGCGGTGTTGTTTGTCGAAGACTTTTCGAGTTCGATGAGGTGGTTCAAGGTGTTGTTCCCACGCGTTGTCAAACCGGTGGTATTGTCCTTGGATATGTTCTTCACATCATGTTTGAGTCCGAGAGCATCAATGTAGTAGTCCACGCGTTCAACATCCGTCATTTCAACAGAAATCAATTCGGCGGCAGTATCGGCAAAGTTTTGGTTGAGAGTATCAACCAATTTTATCGCTTTCCTGAAATCACCCACACGGTCGCCCATTTTGGATGAGTGGCGAATTGTCAAATCACGCGGGTTGATACCGGCGGCTTTGATTTGAGACATGGCAAAGGCGAATTGGTTTGAACAACCAAGCCGAACATTGACGGGTATGCACTTCACGCCACCCGAACCGTCATGCGAATTGACAAGGTAGATGTGTTGGTCGATGTCATCCCATCCGTCGATGCGGAAAGAGTCGGGCAAAGTGAACGAAGCCCATAACTTTGAGCCGCCGTCAATCATGCCGGTTCTATCCCAAGCAATATCATCAGTGTCAATGAGGTTTTGGGCAATACCCAATAACTCTTCATTTTGCATCGGTTTGTATGTGCGACCCACTACGCCGAGCGTGTGGTCGCTGTCCTTTCGATATATTCTTTGAAACTTCGACCGTATTTCACGGCCCGTCGAAGTGAACAAGGGTTCCCTTGCCACCTCAAAATCCATTCCGGCATTCTGCAATACCTCTCGCGTGTTGTTACCAACCGCTTTCTGTCCTGTTATCATGTGTGCGCTTAACATATTTTTGTCCTCCATTTTTTTATTTTTTCATTGTTTTTTTTTGATTTGGTTTGAGTCATGTGTTGCCATTGTTCGTGGGGTTGTCGTCTCTCTCCGCCTCTATATAACCATACTACTACTACTATATAAGTCTGCCGGTTCGACTAATAGGCGACTAATAAGTAGTCATCGAATATTATTCTATCACCTCAATAATCCATTGGTAATGGTTTATTTTTGAAGGTCTTTGAGTTAAAGATGTTTGAGTGTCAAAATACCTGTCATTTTCACATACTTTACGGGTAATACTAATGTTGTCATACCTTTTACAGAAAGCCCCCCACACGCTACCGGTAACGGGCATGGTTGTCATTTTGGCACGACGCGATATTGCACCGTTGCTTAGAGGGCGCGCTTCAGGGTCATCCCAAACAAGGTTTTTCAATTGGTTGAAAGTAACCGGTTCGTGAAGGTATTTCAATTTCTTAAGGAAAACCTCACACCATTTTTGTGTAGCCCTTTTTTTCATGCGCTCAAGCCTCCTTCTTCATCATCATCGTCGAGTGCGGCGGCGGCAAGCATAGCCTCTTCGTGCCGGTGGCCGTATTCATGCGTAGCGAGTAAATGATACACATTGTAATCAGGCCCGACAAATGTTTTTGAGCAATACGGACAAGTCATAGATATTATGCTCACATCCGAAACCCAAACCTTTCGGTCGGTCAAAAATAATCCCTCGGATGCGGCTTCCGCACCGATTTTGTCAATGATTAGGTTTTCTATTATCGTTAAAGTTAAATCCGTCATAGTGGCCCTCCTTTTGGTCGCATGGTGTAGTGGCTTATTGTAATCGCTTTGCCCGAATATGGATTTCTTGTCGTTTCGTATTTGACGCGTTTTATATCGTGGCCTTTCGGCACATCCTCGCAAAAGTCAATGAATGATTCGCGGTCATCCGATGAGAATACTATATCCCCAAAAGTATTAAACACGGTGATAACATGAATATTTTCTTGTCCGAACATTACTCATCACCTCTTTGCCAATTATGCCGGTGAAGCGGTGCTTGATAACCGCATTGATAGCATTGCCAATCGACAACCCCAATTTTACTTTTAGGGTCAATATAAGTTATCAATTTCAACCTTGAGGCCGAACCGGAAACATCGAAACAAATGTTTGCACATATCGTTTCAGGGCAATAAGGCCGGTCGGCATCGCGTAGCGAATTGACGGTTTGAATATACTCTAAGGTTTTTTCAGTCATTGTTCTTCACCTCTCTTCCGTTTTCATCGAGTAAATCAGCATCACCTAAAAATTCTGTTCCCGACCCACAGCCTTGACAAAACCATGTTTGCCCTTCGTATACATCGGGGTTTCTTGGTTTGAAGTCTTCACATTCATCCGTCGGTTCATAATCGGGATGGTGTGATTTACACGATTTACAAAAGTCGTGTGAAAGGCTCGGATGGTCTGCTATCAATAGCATATTTTCCACGCAATAACCTTGAACAAATGAGCAGTAGCCGCATATTCCAACCATTCGAGTCATCAAAAATCCCTCCAAAATACATTGCCCTTGTCCGAGACATAGACGCAGTTCACCGACATATCGCGACCATACGCCTCATAATCGAAGTAATAGGACATTTCATCGGGTATATTCATCATGTCTAATTCATGCACTAAGTATTCCCCTAATTGTTTGTTGTAATTCCATCCGCTTAATTCGGTTAAGAATGCGTCGGATATTTTTGAGACATCATCCATACCCCAATTTATGAAGTCATTGACAATATCATAACCATGCTCCATGACGGCGTGGGCGACATCAACGACTTTTTCAGGGTCGGGATATTCGTCTAAGTTCGGCATCGTGTCATAGTCATGTATGGCGTATTCTTCATGATATGGGCGTTTGCACTTATGAGTATAGTCTTCATACTCGTCGGCATCCATCCATTTACCATTCAGTCGGCCTTCGTTATAGCAACCTAAACAGGCCACATACACGCGTGGTTGGTCGTAGATTAGCATTTTTTGTATCGGGCTTGGGTTTTTCATTCTTCTTCACCCCAATTATTGTCCCTGTTGAGAGTTTCATCGCGCTCATGTTGAGGCCATACTGAAATGCTGTGCCGGTGAGTTTGCATGTAAAAGAAAGGTTTCATCACACAATTTCTGTATTTTATTACCTCGCAATGCAATTCCATAATTTTTTCGGCTTTACCTAAAGGCAGTCTAATCCATTGAGATGAACGCTGTTCCGGTGTCAAGTGAAGAAGCATAGATGCTTTCATATGACTACCCAATGAATACGGGTATTGTGGTGTTCGGGCTTCGTTCTCTCTTCTTTGTCTAAGCAACATTTTACGGTAAATGGATATGGCGTTTTTGGTTTCAACGCGAACCCACCCCTCAAATGTGCCTTCAGTTTCCGCTTCAGGGATTATGACTTTCATTTCTTCACCCACCATGCGGTTTCGTCTTTCTTTGTGTAGCCGACGAAAGCCCATTTCTTTGCATCGGGGTGGCCCCAAGCGTTAAGGTCTTTCTTCGGTATGTCTGTTGTCTGTTTTGCTTTTTTCGGTATATTTTTCATTTTATTTTCCTCCTTGTATTTTGTTTGTCGGCGGTTCTCTCCCGCTTCATTTAACCATACCCCTTCAAGTATTTAAACCTGCCGGTTCGACTAATGAGCGACTAATATTATTCTGTGATTGCCTCCACATTTTT